GCGCCGGTCGTCATCACACCACCCATCGGCGTTGACATGCCCGAACCGCCACCCTTGGCAATACCGGGCAGCTTGCCCTTCGACTGCACCTTGGACTTTTTATTGGAGGCACCCATGGCGCCTTTACCAGTCATACCCTTCATCGTGTGTACCTCACTGCGGGGCTTGGGATTGCAGGTTCACGCGAGGCCCCTGAATCTCGCGCGGTCCTGTCTCTTGGCCGCCTGTCTGGCCGCCCTGGGCTTGCGCGGCGTCTTCCTCTGAAGGGACACCCGCACCAGCCGTCATCTGCTGCGCCATAGCCGCCGCCTGGGCCGCTTTCTCGCGCTGCTGCAACTCCTCGTCACTTGGTACCACCATCTGCCCGTCAAGCCCAAGCTGGTCAGCCACAGCGCGGAGCAGCGCGCCCCTCCCACGGATTCCAAGAATCTGAGAGTCAATGGGGTTGGCCGTCGCCTGCAAGAGTTCAAGCTGGCGCTGGCGCTCAGTTTCGCGTTGAATGGCGACGTTCACACCCTTGACGACAATACGCTCGTCGCCACGGAGCCTCCCCGTCTCATCGGTGAGCATGATGATGTCGTAGAGGTACTGAAGCAGCGGCTCGAAAACGTCGGTGTCAATGTTACTCGCGACCGTTTGGAGCATCTTACTCGCGTTGCCCATGAGCATCGCAAGTCCCGAAGCGGTACGGCCGGCGCCGCCCATACGCTCAGAACCCGTGATGTAGCGCGGAATGGCGCTCGTCTCATCGGCGATCTGCGTGAACTTCTCATAAACGGTGAGCAGCGCTTGGGCGTTCGATGCTGGCTGAAAGAACGTCATCGGTACCGCGTTCTGCGACATGCCGGGGCGGGTACCGAACCGCCATACCCGCCAGGGCCACAACTGCGTGGTATCCTCACCCTGGGAAATCAAATCCTCGTTGATGGCGACCTGCGGGCCTGACGCCATACTCATGTTGTTCACGAGTGCGCGAAGCGCCGCGTTGCACACATCCTGAATATCACCCAACACGTCGGGGAGAGAGTTACCGATGAGGGTGCCCGGCACCTTGTTGTAGGACGTGATGTAGATGGGCGGGCGCTCGCGCGGAGACGGCGACAAGACGACCTTAATTACGTACTTGCCAACCATATAAAGCTGCACGGAGTAATCTTTAACCTCGTCAGGAATATCCTTTTCAGACATGCCAAACTGCCGCAACAACCGCCCCTGGACCGACCCGAAGAACGTCAAGCAGTCGTACATCCCGCTTTCATTGAAGTTCGGGTCTTCGCGACTCTCCTGCTCTGCCCGAGTCGAATCCGCGGAATCTGGCGACTCCGTGTAGCCGTTGGGGTACTCAGTAAGGATGGCGCGGAGGTTGTTTTCATTGAACCCAGGCACACCAATGAGTGCGTTCAACTCGGCGCGTGCCTTGCGCTCCCGGTAAGTGAAGTCAGCGCCCTCCACAGACGCCGCTCCCGGCGTGAACCACAAGTCGAACGGAGAAACGCGTTTCCAGAACATGCGCGCAGTGCTGGTTTTGACGAGTTTCGCCTTGCCGTCCGGTCCACGCTCCCACTTGATCGAGGGCGTCATATGGACAATCGGACCAATAATGCACGCGAAGGGGAACATCGAGAGGTCCATAAGGAACTCGGAGAGCGCCTTATAGAACCCACCCTCTACCAGTCGGTCGTCGAGGTGTGATTTCGCCTCTTTAGCCTCCTCATACGACTTCTTGCGGGCGGCTTGGAGCAGCGCGGTCTCAAGCGCCGTGCGCCGGGCGGCAACCTCCTCCTCTGAAGGCGGCGTGAGTGGGGCGCCAGTCTCAGGGTCCATCAACCCTTGCTGCGCGGCGAGCCCTGCTGACCCTAATTCGGCGGCTAGAAGCTGCTCTGTCTGCGCTGAAATGTCATCTGGAATGACTGGCTGCGGTGTTGGCTCGATGTCCCACGGTCGCTGCCCTACTGAGAGGTAAATATCACGTAAAAGTGCGGTTGCGCCGCGACATTTCGCCGCTCCAATGCGCGCATAGACCTCAGAACCACCAAAAGCCCTGATTTTCGCCAGTTTATCGGGTTCGTACTCGCCGTTGAACATGCGCAACGCTTCGAGCATGCGCGTTGTCCACCCATGAGCGCCGTCGCGGTGCCTGCGCATAATGTCAAACTGCCTGCGCACATAGGCTGCCAACTCGTTGTAGGCGGGCTGCAACCGCTCCTCACGCGCTGCGCGGGCCTTCTCCTCCCGTTCCTTGTCCATCGCCATCATCTGCTCAGGCGATATGACCCTCACAAGGCCGGACTGACTCGGTACAAACGGCTGATTCATTGCCGGCGCCGGGGACATAGGGGGTTGTGGTGCCTGTGGCAGCATGCCGCTCATTAGATTTTAACCCTCGTCATTGTTGCCTTCCCTGGGGAAAGCAGCCAAATTAAGCGGGAAGGCGCTAATGTCTGCGACAGGCGCCCCTCAAGAGAGGATATAATGGCACATTACCCCCAAGAGCAACAAGTGGGATTTCTGGACCCTAGCTACGCCGGTTTGGCCCGCGAACTGGCCCAAGACATCCGCCCGGTAGTCGACATCCTCAAAGATTACGGCTTTGCGGATACCGACGACCCCCGCTGGATGTTCCTTCAGCGCAGCAATGACTTCAAGCGCATGCTTATTGAGGCTCAGAAGGAGTGGAACGCCGCGGACTCCACCAAACGCAGAGTCCAAGCGAAGGCCCTGGCGAGCCTGGAAGTGTCTCTCCCCAATATCCACCACCTTATCAACGACCCGAGGACGGCGGCGACGGCACGGATTGACGGGGCGCGACTCCTTCAGAACCTCGCGGGTATGGCCGGCCCGGTGAACACCAACATCGGGGACGGGAGCGGCGGGGTGTCCATCAACATCAATTTCGGCGGCAACAGTGTAAAGGCCACCCTTCAGCCAAAACAGGTGATCGAGGGTGCTGCTGAGGATGGTGACGATGAGTGACACTCCTGACGCTCCATTTGAGCGCAAAATTATCCACCTTCCAGGCACGAAATTGACGCCAGAAGTAGTCCTTCACCGAACGCTTACCAAACTGTCTCACATCAAATCCGTCGTCGTTGTCATCCAGTGGGATGATGGTTCCGTTGACTGCGACTGGTCGAGTATGAAGGTAAGCGAACTATGTATGGGGGCAATGGCGCTCGATGAAGAAGCCCGCAAGGAGTTGTATAGAAAATGAATAAACAAAAAGAGAGTATCGTTGGCAACGAGATCAATTACGACGCGCCGCCGACCGTCTCCGAGTTCATGTCGAGCGAGGCGTTCGTGCGCTTCATTCTCGGTCCTGTGGGCTCCGGTAAGACCACGGGTGTCATGTTCGAGTGCCTGCGTCGCGCATGCGAGCAAATGCCGGGTCCAGACGGCATCAGGCGCACGCGTGCGGTCATCGTGCGCAACACCCTGGCGCAGATGAAACAGACTGTCCTCAAGGACGTGGAGACGTGGCTCGGCTCCATCGCCTACTTCAAGTCGTCAGAGAACCTCATCCAAATCCGTGCGGGCGACGTGCATAGCGACTGGTACCTCATCCCCCTCGACGACCCGGCGAACCAGCAGCGCCTCCTCTCGCTTCAGCTTACGTGGGCGTGGATCAACGAGTTCATCGAAGTGGACCCTGACCTTATCCCGGCCATCGCCGGCCGCCTCGGGCGGTACCCTTCAGCGGCGCAGGGCGGCCCTACATGGTTCGGCATCATGGGCGACAGCAACATGCCCAACACCGGCTCACGCTGGCATGAATACCTCGACGTAAACCCCCCCGAAGATTGGAGCGTGCATATCCAGCCGGGCGGCCTCGCTGATGACGCTGAGAACCTGAACTACCTCACACAGACCAACGAGACTCTGAAGCTGCCCCTGAACCACCCGCAGCGACTTGACCAGGGGCGCGAATACTACCGCCGCCTCGCCCGCCAACACGCGGGAAATTGGGTCAAGCGCTATGTGCATGCTCAGTACGGCGACGACCCCGACGGCACCGCGGTCTTCAGGGAGAGTTTCAATCGCGATTTCCACGTCTCCAAAGAGTCGCTCACCCCCTCAGACTCGCTCCCGATCATCGTGGCGCAGGATTTCGGGCGCAACCCTTGTGGACTGGTCCTCCAACCCAACCACCGCGGGCAAGTCCTCGTCCTTGAGGAGATCATCGCACAGAATATGGGGCTTGAACTGCACATGGTGCAGAACGTGCGCCCCGTCCTGGCGAAAGAGCGCTATATCGGCAAGCCGGTCATTTTTGTGGGCGACCCATCAGGCGTTGCCAAGAACAGCATCACCGAACTGGATATGTTCGCCTTCATCGAGAACCAAGGGTACCGCGCGTACCCCGCGCCGACGAACGACATTGACCTCCGGCTTCAGGCAGTTGAATCACTCCTGATGCAGACCATCGGCGGGAAGCCCATGCTGCTCATTGACGGCGTAAACTGCCCCAACCTCGTCCAAGCGCTGCACAGCAAGTACCTGTTCGCCAAGCGCAAGGACGGCGAGAACCGATCTATCCCCGAGAAGAAGCACCCATGGTCTGATGTCGCCGACGCACTCCAATACGGCGCCCTGTGCGTGCAGGGTGGCTTTCATCAAGCGATCAAACGCGACATCAACAGGCGGCTCGACCGGCAGATGGGGGAGCGGCGCACAATGGTTTCTGGTGGGTGGACATAAATGGAGCGCTCTGGTGTATGTGTCAACAAAAAACCCCTGGCGCTTTGGGGGCACCAGGGGAAGTTATCAACCGGGAGGAAACGTCATGCTGAGCGCCTGGGCTGCTGGCGCTCGACGACTCTTTTACTCTGGCTGAGTCGGAACGTCAAGTATAGTTTTCGTCGGCGAGCGGCGGCTGTGGCGCTGCCAACTTGAGGCGCGGCTTGCGCGCTTTGGTCGGTGCCTTGGTCTTGGCGGCCTTCACTTTCGGTTTCGTGGTCTTCACCGAGCCGGCAAGAGTTGTCTTGATGTCGGTGCCAGACAGCAAAACGCTGAAGTTGAAGTCAATGTCGGAGACGAGTGTTTTCGCCACCTTCAGAATAGCCCGCTCCTTGTCAGTGCGCGGCTTCAACACAATCGTTGACTGCTTGATGATGAACGAACGGTTCACACCAAAGCGCTTGGCGATGGCTTCCGTGGGCTCACCCTTGGCTGCAAGGGCATGGATACAAAGCGCCCGCATGATATAGAACGCTGACGCCGCACGCTGCACACCACGGTCAGAACGCGGGGCGCGCGGAGCGCGCTTTTCTGTCTTAGGCATTGTTGTTCTCCTGTGCTTGAGTTTCTGTCAGTGGGCGAAGCCCGTTCTGCTTCTCGTATTGATTCATATACACGTCAAGAGCGCGACGGATATGATCTTGCGTCGGCAGACCGTCGAAGGCTGTGATTCGCTCAAGACGGCGCGTCTGCAACGGTGTGACGCGCACAGAGAGCGGCAGCAGCTTCTCATCGAGTTTGCGGCGGGCCATTATCTATACTCCTCGTGTCTATACCTCCTCGCCCTTTGCTCGATTATGCAGTCTTTGAGGACGTAAGTACCGTCAGGAAGCACCGGGGCATCGGCCGGGAGCCGCGTGTCCTCCAACAACACCATGACGCGCGTAGGGACGGCAGGGTTGAGGAGAGAGGGGTGGCGGGGGGTTTCAGGCATTACACGCTCTCCTGCGTGAATTGGCTGCGAGATTGCGCGGCGTCGTCGTAGATGCGCTGGCGCATCAAATAACCTTCCAGCATCATCACCTTCTCGCGCGCCTTTTTGGTCGCTACTTCGCGGCCACGGTCGGCATTGAAGTTTTCTGGAACAACACAGGCACTTTCCCCCGTCACGGTGAAGCCGTTTGTGAGGGTGAGGACACAAACCGTATGCGTGGTGTTGGGAAACACATAGCACATCGTACTCGCGACGACGGAATCAATATGTTCCTCAGTAATTCTAGGGTTTTTGGGTGTCACGTTGGGCTCCTTGGTTGATGACGAGTCTGTTATGGTATACTTTTTAAGGGGTGTCAAGGGTAAAAGTATACTTTAATTTTTGGGGTAGGGGGTATGTGGGGTTTACCTCCTGCACTCGCGCAGGCGCCGAGGCGTTGTCCAGATGGGGGTGGGGGTGGCCGTGGGGCAATACCCGAATCTGCCGATTCCTTAGATGTAAGCAGCGGCTTACATGCTCTTTCTCAAAGGAATCAGAAACATGACTAAAAGCGG